CCGGGACCCCGGGCTCTGCTACGGCGTTCCGCCTTCGCTTTCACGCCCGGGGTCCCGGCTCGTAAAAAGATAGGTAGAGGGTAGTGGTCAAAGGGTCGATTGAGCCACCTCCCGTAAATGTAGGCCTGAGGTCTAGATAATTAAATGGAGCATTTATAATAGTCAGAGACAGATAAACCTAGGTTAATGTTCGCAGCATCGGCAGATACACCGTTCTGGATCAAGACAAGGTAGCAGTTCTTGTGGTTCTCTTGGTCAAGTGCACCAAGCTGGAGTGCGTTCTGGCTGTCTCCGACTGCGGGCACGCCACCACCGAGATAGGGGCCGCTAGTAGATACGATACGGCCAGCAGCAGGAAGCTTAATAGTTCCGGTGGCAATAAGAGCGTTGTTCAACGGATTAGTGTTCGCGGGGTTCACATTAGACGTCTGGTTAGTCGCGCCGACGTGGCCAAAAGCACAGTCTCGGGAGAATAGTACATCCCAGTACTTGCGATTGATCACAGTACCGAAGTAAGTGTCAGCGGCGCCGGAGCCGCCTGTAGCATCGTGGCATTCGTAGTCTACGCCCTTCACGAAATAGTCACCCTGAGGGCCGTAAGGAGTAGTGCCACTAATAAGAGTCTTGTCGATCGTAATCTGGTCCGCCTGCGCTTTCTTGGGACGGACGAGGGCGATGGTAACACGAGAGAACTCTGGTTCATCGGAGGTGATCTGATATTGTATCATACCGCCAGTGTGTTCCGCGACCCCGCAATTGAGTGCAGCGTCAGAGTAGCCGAACAGGAACTTCTTGGTGAAGAATGGTTGGGCCGCTAGGGCCAGGGAGTCAGTCCACTTGGTGGTGATCCCACTTCCGGGTGAGTACCGGTCAAGGGGGTCCATAGCCATGGAGGGCATGGGACACATGTATGCCTTACCTGAAGTCAGCAAAGTCTGACATGGCAGTGAGTTGCGCTGCCAGTGAGTTACGACCCTTTCGGTCTGGTTCCGGTTGAGTTTAGACACCGAACGAGCAAGCGACGCAATCTGCTTACTTTGGCTACGAGCGCTCGTGCGCTTACGGATATTCCGACGAGTAAGCGTACGTTTAGTCGTACGGCGGCTGCGGCTTTTCCATCCACGGGGGCGTCGGGCATAAGGCATTGTTCATTAGAAATCATTCAGTATATATAGTCTCAAATTTCTGTTTGAATTTGAATTTGAATGGATTCTGAGGATTCATTCTCCATGTCAAGCATTTCCAGCGATGTCGACATCCACGAAATGGAGACCATGGAGATGGGGGAGGGTAATACTAAACCTCCCCCTAAGCGAATGAATCAGAGCAAAAGGTGGACTTTTACATACAATAATTACTCAGTGGAGCAAATGGAGATGATGGAGACCGTTTTCAAGGAAAGGTGCTCTGGGTACATCTTCGAGGAGGAAGTCGGTGATGAGGGCACACCTCACCTTCAAGGGTACCTCGAGTTCAGCAAGCGTATTCGGGCGTTCTCACTCAAGTTGCCGAAGCAGATCCACTGGGAGATCGCTAAGGCTGGCAGGATGGAAAACATCAAGTACTGCAGCAAGGACAAGGGCAGGGAGGCGCACTACAGCTTGAACTTCAAGCCGCCAAGGCCCCTAAAAACCCTGAAGGAGTCGCAGCTCTATCCGTGGCAGAAGGGTATCGTCGATATCTTCAACAGGGAACCGGATGACCGGACGCTCTACTGGATCTGGTCCGAGACAGGCGCGGTTGGTAAAACAACGTTCAGCAAGTACCTCATCCGTAAGTTCGGGGCAATCGTGCTGGGAGGCAAGGCAGCTGACTGTCGGCAGGGGTGCTTGGCTTACCTTGAGAAGAACGGGACCACGCCTGAGCATGTGATCGTGGGGATCCCGAAGTCGTTCAAGGAGGAGTACCTGTCGTACGAGGGGCTCGAGAACATCAAGGACATGTGCTTCTTCTCGGGGAAGTACGAGGGCGGCATGGTGGATGGCAACTGCCCGCATATGTTCGTGTTCGCTAACATTCCTCCGGATACTAGCCGGATGATGGAAGACCGGTGGGTCATATGGCAGATAGACGGACCGTGCCCTAACGGCTTTCCCCGTTAGGGCGCAAACCATCGTAGTATTCGCTTCGAATAACGACTCGGTCTGCCGGGCATCGCGATGTGCTCGGGCTCGGCTACGGCGTTCCGCCTTCGCTTTAACGCCCGAACACATCGCTCCGGCTCGCCGGGACCCCGGGCTCTGCTACGGCGTTCCGCCTTCGCTTTCACGCCCGGGGTCCCGGCTCGTAAAAAGATAGGTAGAGGGTAGTGGTCAAAGGGTCGATTGAGCCACC